GCCAAAAGTAACTCACTAACTTTTTAAATCTTCAGCTTCCAACTGAACATTCAAAAAGAAAGTTTATTACTAGTGTTAACAACGATCCACGTTTTAACATGAATCCTCATCTGGTAGAATTAACTCCTTCCCTTGAAAGTAGCATCAAGGGAGTACTCGAAACTATATTACTAGTTTATAAAACATTCGGATACCAACCACCGCAAAATAATGACCTAACGGGCACTATAAAAACGTGGGCTATAATGGTAAACGAACTAAACGGTGACTGGATGAAGGTTGCGAAATACAAAATCGCGGCTTTTTATTCATATCACAACAATCAAAGAATGCCACCTAAGCCATTCAAGGCAAAGGATAACGCAAAGTTTCTTCTGGGTAGTAAAGCGTCCCGTTGGCAGCATAATATCCTTTCAGGGGATGAAGTCGTAAAGGAGAGTTTTCTCCAATCGATTCTCCAATCCAAGAAAGGTATGCCACGTCCGGGTATGAATTATCTACTTAAGGCAAAGGAAGACCTAATTAAAGATCTAGGAAGCAAGAGAGAAGAAAAAAAGATAAGTATTGATTGGGCTACGCTCGATTCAATCGAAGAAGATACAAAAAGACATCTTGACGAGAATAGAACTGAAATTAATAAAATTAACATGGAAATCGAACTTAGAAGAACAGTGCAGGAGGTTTTCGGCGGCCAAAAGGTCACGGATAAACAAAGAATGCAACCATTCTTCCCTTCGACTTCGGCTAACTATAACAATAGCAGAACAACGGGAGGAGCGATAGGTACGATAATGAAACATCCAAAATTACTAGAGGGCTTAAGAAAAGCAGGAGGGCTACTAGTAAAGCAACCAACTCTAATATATAAAGAAGAAGTAAATAAGGAAGGTGAGGGATATACAGAAATTACATTTGATTTCGGAACTCAGGTCGATACGACTGAATTTGAAATTGCATATATAACTTTATATCACAGGCTCTTAGAAGAGGCGTTAAGAGAAGTACCGGTGGCAGTAGCAGTTGCACTACCGGAGGCGCTTAAAGTACGCGTGATCACAAAAGGACCACCACTGAGACAAACTGTCCTCAGGAATATAAATAAATTCTTACATAATATATTAAGAAAACACCCAACATTCAGTTTAGTAGGAACGCCA